TGTGATGGCTAGAAATAATTTGTTGGATTGTGAAATGCTCAGCCCTTTCGAGCGGAAGGTGGGCGACATACTGCTTGCTTTCAGGGACGAGGATATTGAGTACGGCAATGCCATGATCGCGATTGAGCAATTTTTCATCGATGACATGAAATTTACCAAGAAGCAGGGGGAGAAATTGCCGTTTCCGCTGCTGCAAAATCAGCAAAAAGGCATTGATCTACCAGAAGAGCTGCAGGTAGATGAGCCTGAGCCCGAGGCTGACATGCCGGGAATACCGGGGGTGGCGTGATGTCACCTATACCACCAAGCGGCGCAGGGTTTCTAACCGAAGACGCGGAGTTCACCCAGAAGCAGTGGGAAAAGCTTACCTTGAAGCAACAGCCACAGTCAGAGCTGACCAATTTCGAACGGCGTATGAGCGACATACTGTATGCTTTTAAAACTGATCGGATGAATTACACCGATGCTGTTATTGCGATTGAGAAGGCAGTTATCACGAATATGGACTTTGGCCTGCTGCGCAACTACGGTGATTACACTTGATTGTTGGTAGCCTGTGGATATAATCGGCATAGGTCATGTTGACCTTTATGTATATAACGGGAGTTTTTTATGCATGCATCAAGCGGTACACGCGGTAATAAAAAAATCGGTTTCTCCGGGAAAGCCAATGGAGCGTCTGACGCTTCAAAGGTGAAGGAAAAGACTTCAGGCGGCAAAAGCCACAAGTCTGCGACTGCCTACAAGTGCCATAATAGCAAAGGCAGCTATTAACCAATAATGGCGAAAGCTATTCTGGAGCGATTGGCCAAGGCTCGAAGGCTTGAGCGGGATAAGCGTCGAGCGGCCTTCGCGGAGAAGTTAAATGGCGGAAGAAAAGGCGAAAAGCACAAAGTCTTGCGGGCTTGATCCTATTTGCCATGCCAAGAAGTTTTTGGATGAGGCGAGTAAATCAAGGCATGAAACCATCGAGAAGGTGGTAGATGATGCTGAGCGCGGCTACGAAGAGGAAGAAACCTGATGTCGAGTCTAGGCAGTAGATATGCCCCGAAACACACCGGGCGCATGTTCGGTAAGAAAACCATCAAATCAATCGGTGTGGGCCGTAAAGACCCATATTTGAGGCAGCGTATGAAAGCGGATGACTCAAGAGCCGTGAATATGACCGACAGGACGCTGAGTCGCGGCATTAGCTCGTATTAAGCGTGGGCGAGGTAATCGATTGCCGCTTCCGTGATGAGATGCAGGGTGCGGCGAAATGCCTGAACTGCGAGCATATGTGGACTGGCAAGCTACCAGTTGGACAGACCGAGCTGCAATGCCCTGAATGCCTGACAATGAAAGGCGTATTTGTCTGGCCGATAATTCCTGAAGAGGGGTTTGAGTGTGCGAACTGCGGCAATATTGTCTGGTATGTTGGCCTTAATGGTATTTGGTGTAGTCATTGTGCTACACATTACGAATTTGATGACTTGGTGGACTGAATGCTACGTGACATGCTAATCAGGCATGAAGGACTCGAATTAAAGGTCTATGTTGACTCGGTGGGAATTGAAACGATTGGCGTGGGGCGTAACTTGGTCGATGTGGGTATCACGCGGGAAGAGGCTTTATATCTACTCGATCATGACATTGCTGATACTCTGGCTGATTGCAGGCGTGCTTTTTACTGGTTTGAAGACGTATCTCAGGCACGGCAGGATGTTGTAGCGAATATGGTGTTCAATATGGGTTTGCGGCGATTTAGGGGATTTAAGCAAACGATAAGATATATTGAAATGAATCAGTTCGACGACGCATCCACCGAAATGCTTGACTCAAAGTGGGCAGGACAAGTAGGGAACCGAGCGACCGAGCTGAGCCGAATGATGGCGGATGGTTAAGTTATTCTTAGTCGCTGCTATTATATCGGCTCTTGGCGGCATGTTGTGGTGGTTAGTAGCAACGGTTCAGGAGAACGAGCGATTGCAAGGGAATGTGGCAACACTGGAGCAGTCCAATTCAAATTATGTGACCGCTGCAAAGTTGCTCAAGGCCGACAACCTGCAAAAACAGCAACAGGCAATCGCCCGCACCGCCCGCATTATTGAGCTGAACAAAGAGATTTTAAAGGCGAAAAGTGAAGTCAGGGTCATCACCAAGACGGTTGTTACTGAGACAGAGCGCGAGTGTCTGGTTTCTGATATTCCCGATGCTATTTATGATTTCATGTTCAACCAAGGAACGGCTGGTGTCGAACCGGGAAGTAGTGAAGATTTGCCCAGCCCTGATCCTGTACAGTGAGCACCCAGTGCCAGTGATGACTGGGCGAACGTGGGAAGACCTGACCGTACATGTCAGGGAATTAAGGACACACATAGAGTTGTTAAATGAAGACAGGGTTGCCATTAATACCTATTGCGCAAGCGGCTAGAAATAGCCTGTGGATAACTTGTGCATAGCCTTATCCCGCTGACGACCTCCGGGCTTCCAGCGTCCGAGCACAGCTTTTGCCACTATCTCGTGGCCGATCCCCAGATGAATGAAACCGCGGCGTATATGAAAGTCGCCCCGAACGTCAAGCGTAAATCGGCTTTTATGCAGGCCAAACGATTTCTTGCCAAACCCGCGGTGATAACCTATCTCGGCAGACTGCTCGAAGAGCGTCAAGCTAGGCTTGAAATGGATGAAGACTGGGTTGTCAGTCGATTAAGAGACATTCATGACCGCTGCATGCAGTCAATCCCGGTGTATTTGCCCGGTCAGTCAGAGTTATCCACAAGCGAGAATGGCGAGCCGGTTGACCCAATATTCTTCAAGTTCGATGCCAATGGCGCGATTAAAGCCTTGGAACTCATCGGCAAGCACATGAAAATGTTTTCTGATAAGACCGACGCAGGCTCTACCAACGTACAGGTCAACATCAATCTGGGATACGACGAAGAGGGTCGAGCCAAGCTGATAGAAGGGGAATTCAAGCGTGTCGGTTGAGATTGTCTATCAGGCCGAGCCTACCCCGGCGAAATTTCATGCCTCTGAGGCGTTTGTACGCGGTATCATGGGCCCGATTGGCTCTGGCAAGTCAGTGGCCTGCACGCTAGAAATGTTCTCAAAAGCGGTGCAGCAGGAGCCATATAACGGCATTCGTCGGTCAAGATGGGCCGCAATCCGCAATACCTACCCGGAATTAAAGTCTACCACCATCAAAACCTTTGAAGACTGGTTCCCGCTCGAAATCTGCAAGATTAACTGGGCACCGCCCATTACCGGCATGTTGAAGATGCCTTTGCCGGATGGCACCAAGATTGAGATGGAAATCATGTTTCTGGCGCTGGATCAGCCCAAAGATGTGAAAAAGTTACTCTCGCTGGAATTAACCGGCGCATGGTTGAATGAAGTCCGGGAAATCCCGAAACAGATACTCGATGGCGCAACTGGCCGTGTAGCGCGGTATCCAGCGAAAAGACGCGGTGGGCCTACATGGTCTGGCGTCATCATGGATACAAACCCGCCGGATGACGATCATTGGTATTATTCGCTGGCCGAAGAGAAAAAACCCGAGGGCTGGGACTTTTTTCAACAACCTCCCGCCCTTTTGGAGATCGAACACAGCGGCGTGTATAAGCCAAATCCTGAAGCAGAGAATGTCATTAACCAGCCAGTCGGCTATCAATATTGGATGCGCCAGACCGCTGGCAAGGATAAAGACTGGATCGAGGTCTACATCATGGGCCGGTATGGGTCGATCCACGATGGTAAGCCGGTGTACAGTGAATTTAATGATCACATACATGTGGCAGATAATGATTTGGAGGTTTATAGCGGCATACCCCTGTATCTGGGGTGGGATTACGGGCTCACACCCGCCTGTATCGCTGTCCAGTTATCCCCGCATGGCCAGTTGAGGATTATTAAAGAGTGGTGCGCAGAGGACATGGCGATCCGGGAATTTGCCCGAGATATAGTCAAGCCATCATTGGCTAACGATTTTCCGGGCCTGAAGATCATATCAGTGGGCGACCCGGCAGGGAAAACCCGCTCGGAGACCGAACAAACGTCCTGCATGGATATTTTGGCTCAAGAAGGCATCCCGACCGAAGAGGCCAGTACCAATGAGCCGATAGCCCGGACAGATGCGGTACGATTCTATTTGAAGGCCATGGACAGGGAAGGTGGCCCCGGATTCATCATGTCACCCCAATGCAAGACGCTACGCCGCGGCTTTAACGGCGGGTACAAGTATGAGCGGGTGCAGATCATCGGCGAGGAACGATACAAGGATCAACCCGCCAAAAATAAATTCTCTCACCCTCATGATGGATTACAGTATGTTTGCGTGCGGCTCAGGCATGGCTTGAAAATAGTTATCCACAGCCCGCGACCGGTCAAACGCCCAACTGCGGCGGGATGGACATAATGCCTTTTAAATCAGATAAGCAGCGCAAAGCCATGTATGCAGCGGCCAAGGGCAAATCAACTGCTGGCATCCCTAAACAGGTTGCCCGGAAATTTATCAAGCATAGAAGCCCCAAAGGCCGGGGAATGCGATGAGCAAGGTCGAAGTCAATATTCAGCCCATCATTGAAAAAATTAAGCGAAACTTCTCTGAATTTGGTTTAATCAGGACATTGAAGGGGATTGGCAAGAATGAGGGGCACGTTTTAATCATCGTGACACTTGATGCTAATTCTGACTTGAAGATTAATATCAATGTGGCTGAGATGTTGACAAACAAACAGTATTTTGATGGCATGATGGATCAAATTCAGGAGTTACGCATGAAAGCGCTACAGCGGAGGCAAGAATTATGTCGGGTTTACTGAGAATAATTCCTGCTTCACAGCTTGATACGGTCATTCCGACTGATAAAATTGTAGACACTGTTTTTGAATCCGAGCTGACCCGGCACATACGCCGACACTGGGAGACCAATCGCAACGCGAAATTGTGGGTCGAGAACGCATTGCTGGAAGATTTACGTGGTAGGAACGGGGAATATCACCCCAGCAAGCTAACCCAGATCAGGCAGCAGGGCGGCAGTGAAATTTACATGATGATTACTGCGACCAAGCAACGCGCCGCCGCGAGCTGGATCAAAGACATTATCTTGCCACAGGATGAAAAGGCGTGGGGTATCACCCCGACACCTATTGCCCAATTGCCGCAATGGGCCGAACAGGCCGTGGAAAAACGCATTCAGCAGTCTGGGGGCGGGACAACGGAGTTTTTACAGTTGCGCAAAATTCTTGCACTTGAGATTCAGGCGCAGGCGAAGCTGTCGGCCGAGAACATGACTTTGAAGATCGAGGATCAACTGACTGAGGGCAAGTGGGGTAAGGTAATCAACGAGTTGATCGATGATTTTTGTACCTTCAGCGCCTGCATTCTCAAAGGCCCAATGCTCAAAAAGCGTAAAGTTCTAAGCTGGCAATCCGGGTTTGGTACGACTACCCCTTCTATCACCACGGAATTAAAGCCCGAATATGAGCGGGTGAGCCCGTTTGATATCTATCCATCCCCGCAGTCAGAAGACGTTAACGAGCAGCACCTGATCGAGCATATACGCTTCGAGCGGGGCGAGCTGTATAACATGATCGATGTGCCGGGATACAAAAACGACCAGATTCGCAAGGTGCTCGAAGAGTACACCGAGGGTCTTCGCGAATGGCTCTGGCAGGATACCGAGCGCAACGAAAACGAGAACAAGTACCATTGGTGGCGTGACGACCACAACGGGCTGATCGATGGTCTGCACTATTGGGGCTCTGTACAGGGCTCACATCTCAGAGAGTGGGGTATCAGCGTGCCTGACGAGCTGGCTGAATACCAGATCGATGCTATTTTGATTGGCCGGTACATTATCCGCTGCCAGATCAATAACGATGCGCTGGCCCGCAGACCCTATATGAAAGCCTGCTACGACCCTATCCCCGGCGCATTCTGGGGTAACTCCATACGCTACCTGATGAATGACATTCAGGAGCTGTGTAATGCGACTGCTCGCGCACTGGTGAATAATATGGCCATGGCTTCGGGGCCGATGGTCGAAGTAAATTACGAGAGGCTGTCACCACTTGAAACTGAGCTAGAGATATTCCCGTGGAAAATCTGGCAAACTCGTGGGGCTGAAGTGGGTCAAGGCCCGACACTGCAGTTCTTTCAGCCTCAATCGAATGCTTCTGAGCTGATGGCTGTGTATGACCGGTTTGAGTTGAAGGCTGATGATGCCACTTCCATCCCCAGATACAGTCACGGTAATGAAAAGGTCGGCGGAGCGGGTACCACGGCATCTGGTTTGTCCATGTTGATGAATTCTGCTGCCAAGTCGATCAAGGCCGCTATTGCCAATTTTGACTATGGCGTGACTCGGCCAGCCATCGAAATGTTGTATTACTATAACATGCTGACCAGTGACGACCAGAGCATCAAAGGCGATGCTCAAGTAGTAGCCCGCGGTGCAAACGCCCTGCTGCTACGCGATATGGCCCAGCAACGCCGCTTCGAGTTCATGAACCTGACTGCCAATCCGCTGGATATGGGTATTATCGGTGAAGAAGGTCGCGCTGACATCTTGAGGGCAGTTGCCAAAGACTTCGATCTTGAGGGAATTGTCCCGAGCCGCGATGTGATTCGTCAACGCGCACAGGAGAAAGCCGAGAATCCGCCGCCAAACCCAGAGCAAATCAAGGCTCAAGCGGCTGAAAGGCTCGAAGAGATCAAGCAGAAAGGCGAAGCCGAGCGCATGGCCATCGAGGGCGAGTTCAAAGAAGCCCTGAAGGACATCGAGAAAGAGAAGAATGCCGCTACTCATCAAGCTCGACTGGCTGAAATCAATGCCAAGAAAGATGTGGATATCGATAAGCAGCGTCGCGCAGAGCAAAGCGAAATCCGGCTCATGCAGGAAGAGACTACCCGGATCATTGAGCGGGCCGAGATCAACGCCGAGGCTGATTTGGAGAAACACGCGCTCGATCTGGAGCAAAAAGACAAGGAATTGGAAATCAAGGAATCCGAGCGTAAGGCCAAAGAAGCCGATGCTGAGAGCAATCCCCCGGCAGAACCGTCGAAATCTAGCGATAGGCCGCTGGAATTGACTGTCGTAATCGACAACAAAACCGGCACGGTCAAGAAAAAAATCAAAGTAACACGTGACAAAGATAAACAAATGAGTGAACTTGATGTCGAAGAGACCAGTTCATAATGGGTAGCGACCCAGTGAATAGCGAGCGCAAAGGCATTGCCGAGAGGCACTTGCATACTATTATCCTGTTGGCTATCGTTGCCGCGGTGACATGGTTTGGCAATCGAACTATGAACACATCGGATATTGTTATCCGGCTGGAGGTTCAGGTTGCAGCAATCCATAAAACTCTGACTGATCTGTCAAAAGTCGCAGAACATCCTTATTCAGACAGTGATGCTCAGGCCGATAAGCAGATGATCAGGTTTAAATTTGACATCTTAAACGAGCGAATTGACGCTCTTGAAGAGCGGTTAAGTAAAAATGGCGGATAGGCAAACCACATACAGCAGTAGAAAATTTCTGCTCGCCTGTTTTGCTATGGGCATTTCCTCTATTGGTTTATTTACAGGCGATCTTGATGGCGGTACTTGGGTTGCTGCTTTATCTTTGGTGTTGGGCCTGTATGCTGCAGCTAACGTAATGGAGAAGCGAAACGGGGCTAGGCTATGAATATTGGTGAATACGCGGCAGTTTTTGGAATGATTATAACTGGCGGCGGGGTATTGGGTGGCGCTGGATCATATTGGGCCAACAATGAATTTATATCCAGACATGAGGCCGCGCCTTACGATGAAGTTTATGTTTTAGTGGCTTCACAGAACCTTAAAATCTTATTTGATTCTCAGGACGAGTTATCTGCCTTACAACAGAAAGTAGCCAATGGAACTGCTACCCCGGCCGATTTAGAGCGGATAGCTACACTGAAAGAGAGAATCAGAAATTTACAGGTTAAACAGTAAGCCTAGAGATGAATTTCTTAAACGCATTTTACGACGATGGATCAAGGGTGAAGATATTCGTATTCTCAGAGAGCGCTACGGATTGAGCGATTGGGAGTTTAAAACCGTAAAGAAGATGCGGAAAATTTTAGTTAAACAGGAGTCGATGAAATGAAAGACATTATTTTAGATATGCTGAAAAATCCGGCAAACCGGAAGTGGTTCATAATCGGTGTTGCTGTGGCGATCTTGATCGGCATAGTTGCGTTGCAATCAGCGTTTGCGAGGCCATCACACCACCATCACGCACCGCCACCTACTGTTACTACTACCTCAACCACAACACCAATAGTTGTTGCCGACAATTCTTTTGCAGCAAAAGGCGCGTCTGCTGCGATGGCGACCGGCTACTGCCAGTTTGATTACTCTCCCGGCTTCCAAGGCTGTGCTTCCACAGCCACTTGGGGCGATGAGTGGGGCTTGAACTTCCAAGTTGGTAAGCGAGTTAATAACCTGTTGATAAATGGTGGCGTGACTTGTGATCCAAAGTTTGAAGAATGCGGCGCTGGAGCGGCCTTAAACTGGCATTTCTAATGAACATTGTTGCAAAAAACAAAGACTTCGTGTCCAAGTATCACTATTTATGGCCACCACTGGTAGCGATTCTGGCCGGATATCTGGGCGTTGATGAGTTCAAACAGCGGCAGGCTGCAGCCGCGGCAGTAACAGTTACTGTTGAAACGGCCCCTGTGGACAATTCCCATGGGCATGCTCAAATGTTATCCACAGGGGATGTGAATAAGTTAATTAATGAGGCCATTACCCGGCGTCATGCAAAGAATTTGGAGCTTTTTAAGCAAAAAGAAATATGGGATTAGCCGAATGCAATGGTTTTTCTTGCTTTTTTTAATTCCATCTATAGCATATTCATTTATCAGGGAAGAGCCAAAAGTAGACCACGGGATACAAGTGGCGTGTGTTTGGGTTAGGGCATTAACGCAAAACGGCGAAGAGACTTCCATGGTAATTTGTGTGCCGTGGAACTTTAAATTTATCCGATTATAGGGGTAGTACCCCACAGGAGACCGATATGGCTTGGCGCGAATTACTACACGTAACAAAAATTATTCCTAAAACCGGTGATCCGGCCCCGCTGGAAGTACCGGCCTTTTTACTGGCTACTGTGCCTGATGCAACAAGGTGGACAGGCCATATGATTCGGATTACAGATGCTACGCCGCCAGCACTGGCTTACAGTAATGGCACCGTTTGGCTTGCAGCAGACGACGGTACAGAAGCAGCTTAATTTATTTGAATTGATATCCAGTAAAGGATAATATTGTACAAGCAGTAGACGGAGCGACGTTTCGTTAGTTGTAAGATTATTGGCATTGCCAGTTGTCTCCGTTATTTATTTCGTTATTACATTTAACAGAGGCGTAAGCGCATGCAAATCAGAAATATACACACCAAAAACGCAGCAACCGGCGAATCTCTCTGGACTGGTATTCAGCTAATCAAGCTGGCCCCGGCGAGACGCCATCATTTCGGTCAAGCATGGCTTGACAGGCATATTGATCGTGGTTTTGTCACAAAAACCGACAAAGATATCACCCTGCATACCGTGGATGGCGATATGAAATTCAGTGTTGACCATGTTCCCGGTCGATACTGTCTTCACTGTAATGCAGCATTACCCAATGAAGATTCGGAAGGCGCGTATCCTGCGGGACATCCAAAATTAGGGGAAGCAGCCCGGAAGCATGTTGCCAAAGACCACAAAGGCGCAAAATCCCCAAATCCGAATCATCCTCATGGCTATAAAAACAAGTCGTATTACGGTGCGACAGCCGCCGAGGATGTCCCGACAATTAATTCAGAAGCAAAGCAGGTAAAACTGCGGGTGGCATAACATGGCAGATTTAGTCTTTAATAGATCGCTTGGCGAAGTTAAGAGATTGTGTGATAACGTCGAGCAAAATACTCCCGCTGCTGCGGTTTTACGAATCCATGCATGGGTCAATGCGGCAGCAGATGATCTGGTTAATAACGCGGATACTATCACTGAGCTGGAAGCGGTGGCAGCGGTCGCGGAAGCAACCAATGGCAGTTATGTTAATCTGGTAATGGATGAAACTGATATTACCATTACGGTTAACGATACGACCAATTTGGTCGATGTGGACTTGGGTGACCAGACGTTTACCGGTATTGCTACCGGGGATGACTGGGACGATATATCGATCAGTTACGATTTTGATGGTTCTGATACCGATACCACTACACTGGTGTTGACTCTGCACGATTTTGTGGTTAGTCCGAATGGTGGTGATATTACTGCTCAATTCGCTGCCGCAGGATTTTTTAGAGCCACTCAATAAGATTGGTAACTTCTATGAGGTAAAATAGTATGGCTACAAACGAAGAAAGATATTTGGCAATACAGGCTGAATTACTATTGCTTCACGAAACCACTGGCGCATACAACGCCGACGATCAATTGGCAACAGATGAAATGAATGAGGTCAATGTAGTTGAAGATCAGAAATTTGTTTCGGTGGCTATTATTTTCGATGCTATTCTGAATCATAGAGTAGAGTGGGATGCACCAGCAATATCTGCCGAAGACCAGCAATGGGTTCGCGATATATTGAATGTTAATACCCTTCTTGGTGTCCCCACGCTGCCCGGTACGCCCGCTAGAACGCAATTGACTGCTACTCTTGGGCCGCTAACACAAGCAGAAATTGGTGCAGCAATACCACATACTGTCAGTCGAGCATCCCAACTTAATTTGGGTCTAGTTCAGATCGGCGATATACAAAATGCGAGGGCTTTGTAATGCCAGATTCGATACTAAGCGGTTATAAACAAGCCGCAACTTTAGTTGCTTTTACGACCAATCTATTTGATGCGATGGCAGATAATGAATGGACAGCCATGTCTGACGAGGTTGATAATTCCGGCCCGAAGTATATGTCTGCCGATTTTGAAGTGGTACTGGGCTCAGTAACATTTGTTGGCGCTGATTCAATTATAGAATTATATATGTCAATTTCGGTTGATGACACAAATTTTGATGATTGGGCTGGTGCTGGCGGCACCTCTGATGAACAGGAGAATAATCAGTTGTTTGTTGGATCAGTAACGACTTCAGGCGCTGTAGGCGCTCAACGCAGAAATATTCGGAATGTCTCATTGCCAAATGGTAAATGGAAAGTAGCACTTCGGAATAAAGCAGGCGTGACACTGAATGCCACTAACACTTTAAAATGGCGTCCACACCAATTCGCCAGCGGCTAATGTTGTGTCAGAAATTTATCTGGCACCGAGGCAATTACAGCCTGAGTTATTAATACCCCACAGAAAACCAACTGGCCGGGTTGTTATCGACAGGGCTCATCCCTTTGGTAAAACGCTAAAATTCTATGGATTTATGACATCCGATGGGATGCTCGATCTTGTCACTAACACCTTATATCAATTGCCGAATTCTGCTGGCCCCGCTACAAACCATAATGGAAATTTAGCTGCTTTATACGATGGCGTTACATTTGATACTCTCGATCTTCCCATAATACATTTAGAAGATCATATTGTTTTAGCTACCAATTGCACCAAGCTAACCAATGAATCGTCTGGGGCTACGATACTCCATTTTAATGGGCCAGATGATAATAGAAGGGCAATTTTTGGTTGGTTTTTTCAAACTTTTGATCCTGAATATGTTCTGCAATCTACTTCTTTTACGGCAGCGCGGGGAGCTACTGGTGCTTTAAATCTCCCTGTTACTTTATCAGCGAATTTATCAGTAGATATCGGTGCTCCCCAGAGGGAGGCTAGAGGTTTTGCAAATGGTATATTTGATGCTGTTGATACTGATGTCGATAGCGCTGAAACTTATAACTTCTTTGATCAACTAGAAATAGGGGGCGACAGCGGTGGTGATTTAACACATTGCCATATTGAATTTATCGCACTGTGGGTTGATAAATGGACGGATGCTCAACATGCAAAGTTTGCTATTGATCCTTATCAATTTTTGAAACCAGTAGGGTTTGGGTAATGCACATTTTTCCCATTACCAATTTCAGGCAAATTGTCACAGAGAGAAGAGCGGCTGCGCCTGAATTATATGTTCCCAATAGAAAGCCAATTAGCCCAGTTGAAATAGATTGGGTCAATCCATTAACTACAAATCTTGTGGGATGCTTTTTATTCCCAAGTCTAAAAAATCTCGTGTCAGGTCAACCTGAATTATTTACGCTTGATCCAGACGATCAGCCACCAATAGGTGGTACTGATAGAGGACAAGTCCATCAATGGGATGGTACTAGTACGGATTATCTTACTGGCGGTGTCGATGCTTTTAATATGGGAACCTTTGATTTTACAATAACCGCTTTGATTCGAGGCGTTCATAGTACTGTTGATAGATGTATTTGTGCTAAATCCTTGGCGGGATCGGCTGATGATCGTTGGGCATTTCTAATTGAGGATTCAGCTAATGAAGGAAATCTAAGGGCAATATTTCAGCCTTCTGGTCAGGTTGAAGTTTTTGGTTCGACAGATGTACTTGATGGTGAATGGCACGTAGTTACTTATGAAGCTAGACGCGCTGGTAATCTGGAAGTATATGATAACGGTATATCAGTTGGTAGTGGTAATATTGCTGGCTCTGATGGCATTAGTGTAGATAGTGGATATGCTTTTCTAGTTGGATTACATAATGATGCTGATGGTACTGCTATTCCTCCAGTAAGTGGATTTTCGCCTTTTGATGGTGATTTCGCAGCTTTATTCATACACCAGAGATTCTTAGTCGGGCCGGAAAAACTTTTATTAGCTCAGGATATGTTTCAATTTTTAAATCCTGTTCAGCGCATCCAGTCCTTTTACGAACCAGAATCAGTAGAAACCTTTTGGTTGCCCGATAGAAATTTAGAGAAACCAAAGCAAATTCCATTAAATCAAAAACCAATTGGCCCTGTTGAAATTGACTGGGATCACCCTTTATCTTCTCAACTTGAAAGTTTTTATTTAACGTCACCACAAAATATTGATTTAGTTCGTGGGTTTACTCCAGTTTATGTCGATGGGGCGCTTAATGCTTGGGCACACCGAGCACACAAAAATAATTATGGTGCTTTTGTTGAAACTAGTGCTACTGAGCCGGGGCGTATAGAGGTTGGCAACCCTAATTGGCATTTAGGGGTTTTGGATTACACCTACTTTTTCCACGTGGTTCATGACTTTGATGGAGCAAGCCTAGAGGTTGAACTATTACATAATGATTTTAACAATTGGGGCATACGATTAGTCATAGGTAATGATTTAGGTACGATGCAGATAGGTCATGGTCATCACTACCCCTCTACCAATGATAGTGTTGCCTATTTTGATGATTCTGACGGACTTCCCAACGGTACACCGATGGTATTGATAGTTGGCTGCGATGATGTAGGTAACTCATTTTGCGCTATTAACGGGGAAATAAGAATACAAAATACTCAAGTTCTATCTACCGCTGCGGGTGCTCCTGATAATCCAGATTGGTTATTTTCTGATGAATGGTCG